GTTTGTTCCGCAGAGATAGCAGCTTCACGAGCCGATGTTTCGCTAGCGATGTCGTCAGCAAGACCGGATTCAGCAGCTTCGGCGCGGGTTTGTTCTGCGCTAACAGCAGCAATACGAGCAGTTACTTCAGCAGCAAGGTCGCTCTCAAGTTCAGCCTCCGCAGCTTCAGCGCGGCTAACTTCACTAGCAAGATCAGTCTCCAAAGTGCTAACACGGCCAGTCAAGGTCGTAGCAGCATTTTCAATTGCGATAATGTCTGTCTCAGCTTCACTAACACGACCTTCGACAATACCAGCGGCAGTCTCAATAGCGGTGCTACGAGTGTCGTTGGTGTTGGCGCGGCTTACGAGATTGCTGACATCGCCAGTCAGGATGTTATCAGCGGCGATACGAGCGGCCTCTTCGTCGGAGATATCCGAAGCGAGGGCGGCTTCTGCGGCTTCAGCACGGGTTTGCTCTGCACCAATGGCCGATGTGGCCGATGTGCCAAGAGCGGTGATAGCACCATTGAGGTCGCTATCCGCACCTTGGAAAGCGGTGACGATTTCCGAGAGGGAGTCAAGAGCCGCTGCATCCGTGTTGGACACAATAGCGTCAACTCGGCTCGAAAGCTCGCTCACCGCAGTTTGACGTGCAGTAACCTCTGCGTCGAGGGCGGATTGAACTCCACCACTCAGAGACTCAGCGTAGCTACGGGTCGAGAAGTGACCTTCACCAGCGATTGGGACGATGGCGGTAGCATTACCTGCTCCGTCATTGCCAGTTCCGATGTAGAGGATTTGGTCGTTTTCGTTGTGAGCCAACTCTGCTGTGAGAGCGGATTGCGGTGCGCCTGCTCCTGCTGGATCACCCTGAAGACGATGACGATTGCTGAAGCGTGTGAGGTTGATGTCGTTGTTTGGCATAATTAATTTATGTTGTTTAGTTTAGTTTTTGTGTTTTTGTTTTTCTTGTTGAGTTTTTCAACAATGAAAGTGTTAATACGATCCAGCTTCTTCAATGTCAATGATAATTTCGACTGGATCATTTAAAATATCTGGATGTAGTGGAAGTGTTGAAAAATCAACTTCGCTTTCCAATTTTACAATAGTTCCTTGGGGTGGTTGCCATGTTTCTGTATTGCCGTCCCAAAGAATAGTATTTTCCAACCATCCTCCATCTGCGTTTAAAATTACATATCGTTCGATCATATTAAAAATAGGTTGTAATAATTGCCATTCCTGCGCCACCAACGCCACCAGCACCAGAAGTTGCACCAGTTTCAGTTGCCCCTCCTCCGCCGCCACCACTTGCGGGAAATCCACCTGCACCTCCATTCCCACCAGAAACAACAATTCCCGCTCCACCACCACCGCCACCTGATCCAACGGCAAAAAGACCAGTTGTTGCAGATGCGTTATTTCCCCCTGCGCCGCCGACACCCCCGCCAGCTATACCACCCGATGTGCCGTTTAAATTTAATACATTTGATCGGCCTCCTGTGCCGCCTGAAAAAAAGTTACCAGCTAGATTGCCAACTCCGCCTCCGCCAGCACCGCCAGCACCACCATATTGAGTAAGCGTCGCAGCAGAAATTGGCGACCCCTCACCTCCATTAGACGCTGCTCCTCCACTCCCGCCGTTATTTGCTTGTAAAAGTCCAATACCTCCCACGCCTCCAAAAATCGAGCCGCCTGCACCCCCAGTCCCCCCTAAACAAATTAGCGAGTTAATTGTTGTATTCCCACCATTCCCACCATTCCCACCATTCCCAGTTATTGCAGTCCCTGTGCCGCCTGCTCCACCAGCACCTATAGTAACATTTTCAATATCATTTAAAACAATTGCTGGAATTGTTATATTTAAATAACCTCCTCCACCACCGCCGCCACCACCGCCTTTTGACACTCCCGCACTAGTATTTTTCCTGCCGCCGCCGCCGCCACCGCCAGCACCAAAAAGTTGGATGTTTACGGATTTAGCGTTTGTTGGTTTTGTCCAAGTTGAGCTTGATGTAAAAATTTGAACATCAGAAGATGCAGAAGTTAATGTTCCAGAAGCAAGCGTAAGATTGCCTGCAACACTCAACTCTTCTACTGATCCAGTTCCAGCAGTTGTTCTGCCAAGGATTCGATTGGTTGCTTGAGAAAGTTTGCTTACTTCGATAGCTGCGGTTGCAGACACATCAGCATTAACAATCGTGGATGCTGGAGACTGGAATACTCCATTAACTACTTTTGCAACGCCAGTTCCTGTGACAGATGGCATTGTGCTGTGAGTATGCGATGGGTAGTTCCCGCCAAAATGGAATGTGAGACGATTGTTGTTTTGATTCGCCCGTCCATACAAATAAACAAGGATTCGATCAGTTGCAAGAATCGTAGTTTGTGGCATGACTACTGATGCAACTTGCTGGTTAATTTCAGCAGGATCGTAAATATAAGTATCGTTTGATGTTCCAAGTAGCGTTGGAGCATTCACACCATCATATTTCAAAACTTCAACCTTGAAATAAATTTGGTTTGAAGAATTTGTAGTCGTTGATTCGACAAAGATATTGAAATCCCAAATGCCAGCAGGGATTGCAGTGGCAGATGGAACATTGAGATCAGTAACAAACGATGCGAGAAAATCGTAGCTTGCAGTAGAAAGAATTGGCGAAAGATAACTTGTAGCAGTTGTCTCTCCAACAAGTCCAAGTTCTTTGGTCGCATTTGGCGTTTGCGGAATATTTGTTACAGGAGCGTCTGCTGCTGTGTTGAAATTCAAATAATAAATTACACCACCACCACCAGACCCGCCAGAAGGAATAGTCCCCGGAACCCAACTCGTTCCATTGTATTGCAAGACTTGTCCATTGACTGGTGTTGCGTTGGAAACTGGAGTTCCCTGCAATCCATCTACGGTAGGATTGGGATATGTCCCAGTCAAATCGCCGCCAGCAGACCCAGTTGGAATACGAGCATCCGAAAGTCGAGCGTCATTTCCTTCTGCTGCCGTTCCTGCGGTTGTTCCATACTTTACCGAAAGAGTTCCGGTTGTGGTTATCGTTCCACCATTAAGTCCAGTTCCACCAGTTACGCTGGTTACTGTTCCTGATCCGCCGCCTCCACCACCAGTTTGAGCAGCTTGGTAGATTTCGTAAAGCTGACCATCAAGCGTCAAATCGGTAAAACATTCTTTAGAATTAATTGGCATAAATTTATTTGGTTAAAGCCATGCTTGCCAGATGTGATAAAGTTGATAGTCCAAAGTCATAGCATTAAAGCATTCTCTGGTTGGAATAACATATCCACTTGTTGCAGACAATGCTTCAAGGATACCATAAAGTTGGTTATCCACACTTGAATTGATGAAACATTCTCTTGTCATTTTATCGTTAACGATAATTAAGCAAGAGCCGCAGCAAGAGCTTCGTTAGTGAGATAGTATTGCTGGTCTTCAGTTTTTTGCACAAAGCAGTTTTGAGTAACTGGGGTGAGGCTACCAATGGTTGCGAGTCCAACATAAAATTGGTAAAGTTTGGCAGCATCAGTAGCTGAGTCATAGCAACCATAGGAGATTGGAGTAATGCCAGCGGCATCAGCAATTGTTTGAACGAACGGATAAGATTTATTGCGATAGTCGAGATCGGTGAAGCAAGCCATAAAATGAAAAGGGGTTAGGGTGAGGAAGTATTTACTTCCCCACCCAAGGTTGAGGTTTAGTAGTAGATACCAACAACGTAGGCGTTCACGTAGAGTGCGCCAACACGTCCAGCAGAGCTTGATGTAGGTGCAACATCAACGCCAGCATTTGCGTAGGTGAAGGTAGTTGCGTTAACAACAGTAACTTCAGCTTGCAGTTCATTGAACGTAGTGTCGGTCATGCTGGAAATCGTGATGACATCACCCGTGGCAAAACCATGAGCGGCGGCAGTAACGATAGTAGCAATGCCACTTTCGCGCTTGTAAGAATCCGTAGCTTGGCCAAGACCAACAGTGGATTTTACCAAGCGGAGTTTACGGGAACCAGTGATAGTGTAAGGATTAGCAACAAACGCAAGTGGATTGAAGCGGCCTTGGTTATCAAGAGCGTCCGTAATGGTGAGCGAAGCTGTCATATTTTCGCCGGAAGTTCCATTGTCAACGATCACAACTGGATCGGTGGCAGTGGTTCCGCGAGCATAGGCAGTTTCCAAAACAATGCTAGTTGGAAAGAACTTGGTCTCTTCGTCGTTAAGAACGAGAAGGTCAGCATCTCCAGTAGCGAGGAGGTTGATTGCGACAGGGCCAAACAGGTTGACGCGATCATAAGCGAGTGGTCGTGAATTAGACATATTTTGTATTTTATTTAAGGTTGTGGGGAGAGGCTTGAATAAGCCCCTCCCCTATTTAACTTAGGAAGGCACAACGATGTCACCCACACCAGCGCAACTATAACAGTCCTGATTGTTCTCAGGAACCAAATAGCTCTGAACTGGGCAGCAGGAACCGTAGAGGTTCTTGCTCTTAGGCAGGCGATGCAGGAACGAGTGCATGATGGTTGGATCTTTGACCTGTGCAGCGAGACGGAACTGAGCTTGATAGAAGCCCGTTTTGCGCCAGCGGTTGCACTCCCAATCTGGGTTCTTCCATTCCCAATCACCAGCGTAGTTCTGGGTCATTTGTTGGGCTTGGCCGTATCCAGTAGAGGATGGCATTGTCCATTTGCACATTGCTTTATTCACCATAGCAACCGAGATACCGAAGTCGGCATTACGGTAAGCGCGGTTAGGAACATAGGAGCATCCGTTTTCTTGGACGATCTTGATGTAACGAGGAACGCGAACGAGACGCGCCCATGTCGCAGGATCAGCTTCGTTGAACGGAGCGAGGCTTGCGTTGAAGGCAGTGTCAGCGTTGAAACGAGCGGCGTTGATGTCGTAACCGAAGGCGTAGTCGCCGATGATACGATTGATGCCGAGTTTCAGACGGGTAAGGCGTTCATCGAAGTCCGTGTTAGCATCCCAGTAACCATTGTTGCGCTTGGCTTGGAAGTAAAGCGCACGGCCAACTTGAGGATCGGGAATAACGATGTCGAGCAGAGGCTGACCAGTCGCGTCTTGGAGATCAAGGCGGAAAGCGTCATCTTCATCTTGGAGGTCAACGAGAGCGTCATCGAGCATATCAAGCGAGAGATAAGCGATCTTATTGAGGTCAGCGGGAGCCATCTTAACGCGAAGAGCGCAGAGGTCGTAGCCAGCTTCGTTGTTGAGCGTATGCTCTGGAACGAACCATGCTTGGTCATCGACCAAACCGCAGTAGGTTCCGTCATCAGTGGTGATGCCCATCCATTTGTGTCCAGAACCACCGATGTAGTTGCTGCGAAGGAACTCTTCGTGGACGTTCTTGGTGATACGGGCATTCGACTCCTCGAACTGGAGAATCTCTTCAGCGGGGAAGAGGCGATAGAGAAGGCTCTCAACGCAAATCCAGTCAGTGGTCATCTCTTTACGGAGAAGCTCGAAAGTGTAGCTCTCAGTGCCGGGACGCTGAATGACTTCGGGTTTGCTATCGCAAGAATCAGTCTCGCAGTAGGTGTCGGTGATCGTGCGGAAAGGAGCGCAAGGATCGTGGAATCCACGGCCAAAGCGGAATGCTTTCTGCTCGGTTGTGTGGTTAAGAGGCCATGCTTGCTCCTCGAAACGGGTGAAATATGCAGAGTTGGTGACGAGCTTCTTAACGTAGAGGTCGTTGAAATATTCGCGGCCCTCGCGGAAGAAACTGTCAATCTCGGCACAACTGTTGAAATATAGCTGATCTGATGCCATAATATTTATTTTGTTTGAGTTTGATTTTTGGTTTTGGTTTTAGTTTGGTTTACAAACGCAAAAGGCCCGAAAGCCCCAAGCGAATGCTTGTTGTTTTCGAGCCGGAGTTCAACCCTCGGTGTCTCTCGCGAGACCAGTCCGGAAACAGCTTTTGATGCGAGTGCTGATACTCGCCAGTCAGAGTGCGACTGAATCACTAATTTTATCGTAAACGATAATTTCGTATATCTCTTGCGCTGGACATTGCAATCACCTATTTACTATGTCAAGAGTTTTTTTTAAAAAAAATTGGGGGAGGTAGAACAGCGACAAACTACCTCCCCCATCTATGCCAGACTTTAGAATGTAAGGCTTATGCTGTTCGACCTTGCGGTGAGAACTTCGCAAGTTTAGCAGCCAGTCCTTCCGTGATGCTCATTCTTGGTTTCTGGGAATCCGATGCACTTGATGATGACGAGATGCGCGACGAACCTTTCAGTTGTGCGATGTAATCGTCTTTCTCTTTTACCATCTCTTGGTATGCCTTGAGTTGTGCTTGAATCTTCTGATAGGCGCGGCCTTGGTGGATCAGTCGGTTCATATCTTCAACTGATGCCTGCTCATTGGTCTGCTGTGTAGCTGCCAGAGCAATAGCCTCGTCGCGGGAGATGTCATACTTGATTCCCTTCTCCTTCATGTAGTCAGCAATCGTGTCTGGGATTTCAGTCGCCCGATCAATCTCTTGCTGAGTATTCTTGTAGCCTTCACGCCACTGGTTCAGATACTTGTTCCTGCCTTCTTGCTCTTTTTGTTTAGCGGTTTGAAGGATATTCTGCTTGGTTTCTTCAAAGTTGACAAGAGCTGAATGGTGGCTTTGAGTTGCTTTGATGAAGCTGTTGACTTGCTCTGCGAACTGATATTGCTTGAACTGCGAGAGCGAGTTCGTGATTTCTTCGAACGCTTGATCGCGGTCAGCTTCTGCCGCTCTACGGTCTTCTTCGGAGGCCGAATTGAAGATGGAGGCGTTTGCATTAACAGCACGGGAGAAAGTTGAAAGAAGCGTTGGATCATTCGATAGCAACTGCCTCGCAGTATCGTATGTGCTTTTGATAGGATCGAGGTAATTCTTTTTGAAATCTGGATTGCTTGTGATGTCGTGGAAATCGAGCTTACTACGCAACTCTTTGATTTGTTCTGATAGTTGTTGCTCAACTTCCAGCTTTTCTTGGTTGGCTTTGTTGAGTTGATCTTGGTAATGATTGGTTTCTGCCGTCGATTTTGACTCGGAGACCATTCGCTCAAGTTCTTGGATTTTGGTTTCAAACTTGGGAATTTCGTCTTTCTTGTATTTTTCCAACTCTTCTTTGAGCTTGCGGTTTTCTTCGATTTGTCGCTCAACAAAGCCTTTCTTTTTTCCTGTTCGGTCAGATGTGATTTCTGACTCACTAACTCCCATTGATTCTTCTGATTGTTCTTCTTCATTGTATTTTGCTATTCCAAGGTTAGGATCACCAACATTGGTAGCACTTGGCTTGCCTTCGTCGGATTGTTGTTTGCTGAACTTCTTTAGGAAGTCAGATGTATTACCTTTAATCGGGACTTGAGGTTTAGCCTTCAGTTCCTTGATTACTTCTGCTGTGTCGTTTGGGTCTGCCATAAATTAGATTTCGTCAAGGTCGGGATCAATCGTGATGTCCGCTGGTTCTTTATACTTTCCAGCAGCTTTTGTTTTTTTAAATGCTCCTTGCTCTTCTGTTCCAATAGCTTCAATAGTTTTGATTGCATGGATAAGCGTGGTTACTCCTTCTGGTGGGTTTACATTAAGTAGTAAATACGCCTGTAGTTTGTTCCAGTCTTCGTGTGAGGTTATTGCTGCACATAGGGATTTTACTTTGTCTGTTGTCATGTTTGTGTTGGTGTTTGCATTTCTTCCATCTCAACTTCTTCAGTTCCTTCTGGAGTCTCAACCTCTTCGGTTTCCATCTCCATTTCCTCTGGCTCCTCTTCTTCCATCTCTGGAGCTTCGCCCTGCATTGCTGCTTGCTTGGATTTCTCCTTCTGAATCTCGGCGCGAGCTTTAGCCTTCTGAAGCGCGAGTTGAGTGATGCCTTGCTCCTTACGCTGCTCGGTGCGTTGAGCATGACTGATAGAAGCTTTACCAATTGAGATGTCAGCGAGTTTCTTCTTGGTGTCGATTTCGATACCAGACTTGGCAGCGAGGTATTGAAGTTTGATGTCTTCCTCGGAGTTTGGTTGACCAGATTTCTGAGCTTCAGCTTCAGCCATTTGGACGTAAACTTGTTGAAGTTCGTCGGCCATTGCTTGTGCTTCATTCATTCCCTGCATGAATTGCTTCAAGAAGTCCTGCTTGGATTGGTCTTTACTGATATATTCAACGTGCGCCATGATGTGACCACCTTTGAATTTGACTGAGCGAACTGCCTTGGAAAGCTCTGCAAGCTCTGGTTGACCTTGCTGCACAGATTGCAGGTTCATCTGCAATTGCATCATCATATCCTGCAAGTGACCAACTGCGTGTTCGATATGTGGATCAGTTGGCAGCACAGGGAAGTTTTGCGGGTTAACGAACGCATCCGTCATGCCAGCATTCTCAAATCCGATTACGCGAGCAGTATCAGTAATCTTAGTTGGTTTGGTGTTCCGGTAGCGAGCTACGTTGTCTCTGCCAGAGAGTGCCGCGATTGCATCTTTAACTGCGTTCTCTTGTCCTTCGTTGGCTGGAGTAATTGCTGTAATCTGCAATAGCTTCTCTGCCGTGATGAGTTTGAATGACGGGCTACCAGCCCCGTTGATTAGGTTAGAGCGGATGCTTGTGATGTTTTTCCAAGCGGCGGCTTCTTTTGGAGTTCCGAGTTCTTCCAAAACTTCATAGAACTTCTTAACATATTCGTATCCATCATCGCTGGATTTAGCGTTTACGAAGCGTTTGTAGAGTTGTTTGAAGTAGAGAGTTTGGCACTCGTTGAATCGGCGAATCTGAGTTCCAGATAGTTTTGCAGACTCAGCGGCATCCAATTCTGCTTCGCCTTTGGTGCGTTGCTTGCCTCCAGCGGTAGGTGCGTTGATGCGATACTGCCCCATGCCGCGATACATATCTCCCATGAAGAACTGCATGAAGCTCATGCTTTCTGCTACTGGAAGTTGGAAGCGGTTCTGGATGAACTTTGCGCCATCTGGCATTACGCTAATTGGCAACCATTCCATTTGCTTCAACATTTTGGTTGCGTCTGGCCCTTGACCTTCGATCATCAACATGGAGTTTAAGCGCACGGCATCAACCAATGAGTTCATGGTGAAGTCATACTGACGACAAGCGACGAATGCTGATTCCGCTTGGCTCTTAATGTCTTGGAAGAGTCCGCTTCCAACCGAGTCAGTCAGCATATACATGATCTCATCCCATGAGTTGAAGAGTCCAATCTTCAGCATCATAAACCCATGTTGGCTTCTGACATCATCTTCGCTGATCTTGCCTGCTCCCTTAATGTTGGAGTTGATGTAATCCGAGATTGGTTGATAGTCTTGAAGGATAATCGCCTTGCTGATCTTTCCGTCGAACTCCCTCCAGTAAACTTCGTAGAGGTCGATCTTTTGGTTTACGGAGAGTGACCAGTTGAATCCTGCCTCGCTGATCGTGCGGAAGAAATCTTCGCGGGTCTTGCGATTGTTGCTAAATGCGCGATGAAAACGGATAGCATCAATTGCTGCGTCAACATTCCATCCCATTGCTTCTGCCGCTGCACGATTCTCGATCTTCTTGTAGAGTTCGTATGGTGTCAAACGGACACGGCGGACAAACTCTTCAAGGTTGCAAAAGTCGATCCTAATGTCATCTGGAAAGAGAAGGTCGGAGAGGTAAACATGTTCTGGCATCCATCCGAGTGGGCTATCCCACATTCCGATTCCTTTTCCATACAGCAACATTTCCTCAAGGTCTTGCTCTGTGTTGTAGAGGTATCCGGGCCATTCGCGGATTGCTTGGTCAAATGCAATGGAAATGTTCTCTGAGTTAACGAGTCGTTCTTTTTCATTGCCAAATTTACTTTTGATCGTGCAGCAAGCCTGCCGTTCCGTAATTACATCGTAGTAACTGGACTTCTGGTTATCAACGATAAATCCAAGTTGTCCGTAGTTAACGTCAGATTGCCAAGGTAAGCGTTTTTCGGCAAGCTTGCTGTATCCGGTGGGAGGAAACATCTTGTATGCCTTATAGATACGGATACGTTTCGACTCCCTTCCGATATTTGCCAGCCTTAAATTATTAGCTATATTCCAGCAATGCGAAGCGTTGCTGATCCTTGTGGCTGGCGGATTACCATCTTGGTCAAGTGCAGCCAAACTGAAATTATCATTCCCGATGCTTAAAGACATATATTAAATAAGTTGAAGTTCTGCCCACCTGTAAATTGAGCGAGCATGTTTTTGAACATTAAGCGTTGCTGGCATAACTTGTAAGTTTGTAGGTTCATGTTTTCCTCCACGAGCAAGTGGAATTATATGGTCAACGTGAAACTTTATTCCAAGTTTTTTCTCTAATCTTTGAGATTGCTCATAAAAGCAAAGAATTATTAGTTTCTGATTTTGGTTCAGTTCTTTGTTTCCTTTTTTCTTTTCCGCCCTTCTTGCGGCATCATAAGTTCTTTGCTTGCTTGGATTATTTTTTCTCCATTCTTTTAGAATAGAAATAAATTTTTCGTGATTATTCTTGCGCCAATTTTTTGATGAAAGACTTTGCTTGTCTGGATTGCTTGTTCTCCACGCTTTTGTTCTTTCTATATGAGATTCCCTGTGCTTTGAGTAACACTTTGCTTTTATTTCTTTATATTTTTCTGGATTGTTTGTTCTCCACTTGGCGGCTTGCAGCCTAGACTTTTCTTTATTTCCACTTCGCCATTCTTTAGATTTCTCTATCGAGTATTTTTGTTTTTCATCAAAAACCTTTTTACTATACCACTTCATTCCGCCAACGTAGTTTGAATGATAAGCCCAAAACACCATGCCGTCCTCGCGGACATCACCTCGTTTGTGTTTTGTGATGGTTTCCATTTTATCGTTTACGATAATTTGTTCAAAATAGTCCTACGCTTATTGCATGAAGGACATATTTTAGCTTTCTGCTCAAGTTTAGTTTTCAAAACTTTGTCAGTTACCGCTGCAACTGTATGGATGGCTTGAGCGATCTTGTCTCCAAGTCCATCAACATACCAGCAACGATCACTTGGTTGCCGCTGGCAGATTTGATCTTCTACCATCGCTTCGATGTTAGCAGGAAGTTCGATGTTGTTTGAGCGATAGTCTTTCTCGATATTCTTGATCAAAGAATTCCATGTGCTACCATGAACGATTGCAGGAAACGTGAGTTTATCGCGCTTGATTTCAAACTTGAAATACCAGCCGCCGATTGGAGCGAGGTTTTTGTTTTTTAGTTTCATCTTGCTTTTGAAATGAAAATATATTTTCCTATTGATATGTCAAGAGTTTTTTCTTCAAACAAAGGTATTCGTCGTTACGGAATTCAATTTCCAGAAAACATGGATGATCTTGGCATTGAGTTATACTGCTACGCTATAAGTCGAGGACAATATGGTAGAACTTATTGTATTAGACAAAATATAAATATTTCAGATTTTAAACTACTTTCTCCGTCTGAACATTTTCTTAATGCAGTTAAACTTCAATGGCCGACTGAGGTTTCTATTTACAACCGAGGATATGCCAACACTCAGTTAATTAGAACATTAGATGAACTTTGCAGTAATGTTGATATTTGTTTAGCTGGAGCCGCTTCAATGGGAAAAAGTTTTCCAGTGGGTCTTTGGATTTACCTTGATTGGTGCGCTGCCCCGCATTGCACTTCATCTTGGGTAGCCACTACCACTTTGGGTGCATCCGAAGATCGTATCTGGGGTATCATCTCCAAACTTTATAAATGCGCTCGCGTTCAAATAGGTAAACTAATCGACTATCGTCATATGATTGTTTGGGGTGGAGCAACAAACGATGAGGAAAAGGAATACGATAATGCTATCAAAGCCCTCGCCTTCCCATCTGGTAATGAAGGTCAAAAAGCAGTTGATACCACCCGTGGTCGTAAGAATGATCGAATCCGTCTTGCACTTGATGAGTTGCCAGAAATGGAAATGGGCGCGATCACCTCAAAAGTTAACTTGGGTGCAAACGATGATGTTACCTTTATCGGTATCGGAAACCCATCTGCTGGTGATAATCCTCACACTCGTTGGGCTATGCCAAAAGGTTGTTCTAACTTTGATTCAGTAAACCCAGACATGGATAAGTGGGAGACTGAGACCGGAGTTTGCTTGTTTTACAATGGTATGCGTAGCCCAAACTTCGCCGCACCTGCTAATGAACCTTCTCCGTTTCCATTTCTCATGGATCGTAAGAAGCAGGAGATGATGCTCAAACTTTGTTATGGAGATGAGAATGCCATTGACTATGTTCGTAACGCTATTGGTTGGTGGCCGAAGACTGGATTTGCTCAGACTATTCTTACCGCTGACTTGATCCGTAATGCTGATACCAACGAAGAACCGCTATGGGATTCCGAGGGATTTACCAAGGTAGCTGGATTTGATACCGCATTTACAATCGGTGGAGATAGGTGTGTTCTTACCATAGCCAAACTTGGATTCGTTCGCGGCACTCGCAATCGTGTTATGTGGCTGGAAAGTCAGAAGGTAATTCAACTATCCGCTAATGCCGCTGCTGAGTTTGAAATCCAACTTGCTACTGAAGTTGTTCAGTTGTGCCGTGCGGCTGGCGTTCAGCCTTCTAAGTTTGGTATGGACGTGTCTGGTGATGGTGGTCGAGTTGGACAAGCTATCATTCGTGAGTGGCTACGCTTTGACGCTTCTGGAGCTGCTATCGCTCTTATCTCATCTATGGGTAAACCTACTGACCGAATCGCGGCAGAGGTTGATAAACGCCCGTGTAAGGATGTTTACGATAGGTTGGTATCTGAATACTACTACTCAGCTTATCATGCTTTCAAGAGTCGTGTTATCTTTGGGATTGACCCTGCTTCAGATTTGGCGCGGGAACTTTGCTTGCGCCGATACACGATCAAGTCCAAGAAGATTGCTATCGAGACTAAAGATGAGCTTAAAGGCAGAACAGGTTACTCGCCCGACTTAAGCGATAGTTTAATCTACGCTCTCGAAATGGCGCGGCGTAATGGACTTGTTTTTATCGGAAACGATAAACCAGTTCCAACTAACCGATTCTGGGCGCGTGACGAGGTATCAATTAATACCACTCAAGACGATGATTACGGGTCAGACGATAACGGAGATTGGTAAATACCACTGATTCGCATTGCTGGCTCAGTGGTCAAGCCTCTGTAGGTTTCCTGCCTCTGGCAGAGAACAAAGGGAGGCCGAGTTAACTCGGCATTATTGAAACTACCCCGAATATTTCCAGCATAGTTATCCTCTCAGCCGCCGACCATATAAAATTTAATACTGGGCCAAGGCGTTACTCTTGGTCATGGTTTCAGTGACGGCCCCATGTATTGCCGTTTGGCTCTTTTTGCCATATAAGGCGCGTAATTTATTGAGGAAGTTACGCTCACCGCATGACTCCATGCTTCCCAGTAAAGATCAATCTAAGATTCCTTCAAGTTCCAAAGTATTCGCTACTTCTTCTGGAACTACAATACGAATTATTTTCTCTCCGTCAAGATGTCCAAGAGTTTCATTTAGTCGGATGTCACTCTTCTTCACCCAACATTGATTGAACTTTTGACGAAAAAGAATCTTCTCTGGTGTATTGCTTACTTCAGTTCCCTCGCAGATGATGCGGGATTCAAACGTATTATTTGTAGTCATAAATTATATATCCATTCTCTCTTGCCCATGCTACATTGTTGTGCAGATAAGTGTGGCACGGGCGGCAAAGAGCCATGAAAGAGGACTTATCACACAGGAACTTACCCCTCCCTTTTTTGTGATGCAGGTCGCTTGCGGCTTGGTTGCATATTTCACACTGGTAGTTTTTCTCTTCAAAGTATTCTGCTTTGGCTTTTTCGTAGTCGGCATTTTTTATTCTTCGGGAGCTGGAGACTGCTCTGAGCTTTCCGCCTCGCTTTTTGAATCCTGTTTTTGCCTGTATGGGCGTTTTTCTTTGTAGCATAGGGCGATTACTTTTTCGACTTGTTCTTTTTTTAGGATACTCTTGGAGTTTACTTCAATCTGGTTGACCAGTGATCCTGTCACGCCGATCTTATCTCCAAGTTCACGGACAGTCAATTTTAGCAATCTCCTTGTTTCACGAAGCTGGCTGGCGAAAGTCTTTCGTCCAAGAGAACGGATCGTGCGTGATTGCTCGTAGGCACTCATGCAAGATTCATAAGCAGTTTCTAATGGATGTTTCATTTCCATGAAAAATAAACCAAGACTATTGACAAGTCAATACTTTTTTGATACTTTGGTTGCTTATGGATAACACTAACGAAATGAACAACAACGCAGAAAAATTGCTGATGGGAGTAAGGCAAACTGTCATGGTAACAAACCTATCTTTAGCCGCCGCGCTGGAGACTCCGTTCATGACTACCTACGAAAGTGATGAAGGCATTCTGGTTATGGCACTCAGAGCTAACAACACCGCGATCATGGCGGCAACTGCCAACGATAGTAATACTGTAATCAAGTCAGATATTGTAATCGCTAAAGAAGGTATTGGAGAACGCCGCTCGATCTTCCAATGTGAGACAGAAGAAGATGCCAGTCAAATTTGGGACTTACTCAACGACAAAATGTATGAGTGGTCGAAAGGTGAAGTTGAGCAGGTTGAAATGGACTGGTTATCGTAACCGATAAAAAAAGATGCTTGACATCGAACACAACCTATAGTAGTTTTCAGTCGTGCGAGAAATCGCACCTTCGGGGTAGGAGCCGAAGTGAATGAAAAGTCAGTAAATTAACAAAACAATATATGATCCCTTGTGGCATTGCAACTCCTTCGCGTCTGTTGCCGCACTTTTCCAGTGTCACAAGGGGTCGCCTTTTTCTAAAATGAAAAAATATGACGATTGTCCAATACGGACAAAAAATGGGATAATGATTAAACGCAAAATAATTCGCATTAAAGGATTGAATCCTTTGCAACGAACATTATTAGCATACATCGAAAATTGGGATAGAGGGTGTGTGAATGACAAAGAATATTTGGCTTTTGTTTTTGATGTATCAAAATATCGTATAGAGTGTGCATTGGATTTTTTAGCATCGCTTGGACTTATTTACTGTGAAAAGAATTGCGATGAAGTAAAAATATTCTGTAATGTAAATTACATCAATGATGTTTATGGGGAGGGGATTGAATTATGAGCGAAAAGAACGAACGGGTTTTTCGCGGTGTTTGGGTTCCAGTAGAGATATGGGAATCTCAATCGCTATCGTGGATGGAAAAATGCTTGTGGGCAGAAATCAGTTCGCTTGGAACTGAAGAGAAACCATGTTTTGCAAGCAATGGCTATCTTGCAAAAATGTTTCACAGCACAGAGTCAAGCATCTCAAACATGATTTCAAAATTGAGGTCATTGAAGATGATTAAACAAATTTCTTACGATGGCAGAAGTAGGAAAATTCTTGCTGTTTTGCCAAGCGGGACTTCATCTACAAGTGAAGTCAGAGTTCACCCACAGGTGAAGTCTGATTCAACCCACAGGTGCAATCAGAGTCAACCTGCTGGTGAACTCAGACTCAACCCACAGGTGAACATAGATACTAAGGGAGAAAATAGTAGAGATACTAAAGGAGAATTATCTCTTAATCTCTTAACTTTTCAGCAACGAGCAAACCGACTTCTCGGAAGACGCGATACTACAAACTGGACACCAAAAGAAATAAGGGCGGCTAAACCAAATCTTGATACCTGTGAAGAAGATTGGAAGTTACTCGAAAACTTCTATTCCAAACGAAACGAAAAAGACGTTTACACTCGCCGCTCAATGGAAACCCTCCTTAACAACTGGGCAGGCGAGATAGACAAAGCTCGTGCCCACAAAGAAAGCGAGAGTCAAATGGGTTTCTTTAACAACAATTCATTCTAATGAAAAAAGTCCCAATAGCACGAAAGAGTGAAGCGGCAGTCTTGTCGCTCATCGCAATCGACAGAAACATCCTTTCCCAACAAACATGGGATAGCGATTATTTCGCCATACCAGCCCACAGGATCGTTTTTAATGCACTCCAAGGGGTTCACCAGCGGACAGGGGTTTGCTGCCCGTTTTCTGCCATTGCAGAACTAGAAGCAACCGGACAACTTGAAGCGGCGGGTGGAGAGGATGCGATTCACGAAATTCTCGCCACGATGAAGGTAGCTTCGGGTAAGGTTTGCCAAGACATGGCGGATGACTACCGGAAGCATCTACAACGAACGAAAGCATACCGCGATGTCATTACCCTCATGGAGAATGAAGAGCCAAATCTACGAAAAGGGTTGACCGACCTAAAACAATTATCGGAAACGATAATGAGTTTGACGGAAGATAAGACAATCAAAATCACTCCGGTAAAAGAGATCGTCCTTCAAGTGGTGGACGAAATGGAAGGTCGAGTTGTCAAGGATTCCTTGACAACTGGATTACTCAAGCTGGATCGCGCATTAAAAGGAGGGGTTCACAAGGGAGAACTGATTACCTTTGCGTCGGAAACTGGGGGCGGAAAATCAATCGAACTTGTCCAAGCGTCAGTAGCAAACCTACTAGAAGGAAAGTCGGTTGTATTTTTCTCATTGGAAATGTCAGCCCAAGACATCTTAACACGAATGGCTTGTAATATGTCAGGATATGAGATTCGTGAACCAGAAGACTATAAGAACGCAAACCAACATGAGCTTATGAAAATCAATTCCGCGCTTCTTCAGTTGAGCAAGTTACCGCTAGAAATCGTGGATGATGTTGATGATCTTCAAAACATCTTGTCTATTTCAAGACGGTTTATCGGAGAAAAGAAAGCAGATGTGATCGTTATTGATTATATTCAGATTGTCTCCTTCGATAAAATTGAAAGCAGGGAAGGTCAAATATCTGAGATCACAAGACAGTTGAAGTTATTAGCGCAGAAGAATAAAGTGGTTGTAATGACAGCTTCTCAGTTGAACGACGATGGAAGACTACGCGAATCACGGGCGATTGGAATGAATTCTAACCAAGTTGTGTATATTGAACACATAAAAGAGAAGAGTAGGATAGTCGTGAAAAAGAATCGCCGCGGGCAGAAAAACTACTCGTTCGACATCATCATGCGCGGAGACATCTCAAAACTTGAGGAGGTATACTAATGACAACTGACGTAGCATTTATAAAAGCGTTGAGGTATCTGGAGGTGGCAAACTCAATCTGGGAAGCTCAAGACAAGGAAAGGTATTGCATAGCAGAGAACTACCACAACGAAGGACTTAAGATAATGAACCAATACTTTTCTGAAACAAAAGTATTGACACAGATACAAGATATTGATTCAATGCTCCCATGACTTACGAAACACGAACAGTCAAAGTATCAGTTGCCCCGAAAGGAGAACAGTTATTCCACAATGGAGTAACAAACATAGAAATCATAGACGAGGCATCTGGTGAGTTTCTTGAAGTATCCCAATGCAACGATACCAACGATGGGAAAATCCTCATTGATCCATATGAGTGGCCTACCCTACGAGCAGCAATCGATAAAATGATAAAGGAGTGCCGTGATTACAAGTGACACACCAGAAACGGATGCGGCTTGGGATAAATACATAAGCCACCCCTACACTTATGGGGCAGGAGATTTACGCATTTTAGCGCAAAGACTTGAGCGCGAGCGCGACGAGGCGATTTTTTCTAAAAATACATCTGCCGCAGATTTTTTAAAACAGATAAGACAGATAACTTTGTGCAAAGATGTTGCGCGAGAAAAATTACTCATGGCTGAAAAAGAACGCGATGAAACACGAAAGCAATTTGTTGATTTTCTTAACAAAACGGAAGACTATAAACGCGAGCGCGACGAGGCGCGACATAAACTTGAGCTTTGCATGGCAGCAAATAGCGATGTTGCAAGAATAGCGAAAGAGCGCAACGAGGCTTTGGATCAAGTCAAAGAGCTGATCTATATCGCAGAACGCGCTATTGCGTTGGCTGAAATAGATTTTGAGAACGACAAGTTTGGAGTCGTCTCTGAGCTTCGGAATGGTATGGAGCGACTCAAGGAGGGCGCGAAATGATAAACTCAAGAGCCAAAGGAGCTAGAGCAGAACGCCAGTGGAGGGACGAACTCCGCGCCCAAGGGTTCAACGCTAAACGAGGACAGCAATTCGCGGGTGGTCAAGACTCGCCAGATGTCATCTGCGAGGAACTGAAAGGTAAACTCCACTTTGAGGTTAAGCACGTTCAGAACTTGAATTTAGATAAGGCTTGTGAGCAGGCCGAGCGAGATGCTAATGGCATTGCGTGGGCCGTGGCTTCAAAGAAAAATAATAAACCTTGGAAAGTCACGATGTCATCAGATACATTTTTTAAACTTCTCCGAGATGGAAGTGACGGACTATGAAAAGCGAATTTACAATAACAATTGACGACACATATTGTGAATATCAATATGTTTTGAATCTTCCAGATCATATTGCAATTTACGATATTATTGACATAGTTTGCGATAGATTGAACATCGAAACACCAGAAGGAAAATTTATGAAAAAACCAACAACAAAAGCAGGTAAGGCCGCGAAAGTGGCAAAAACAATGCGTGAATACAAGGCTGGCAAACTGAAAGCTGGTATTGACCCAAAAGGCCCGAAGAAAGCACCTATGGCCAAGAGCCGCAAACAAGCAGTAGCTATCGCAATGAGCCAAGCAGGAATGAAAAAAAAGAAATGAACTGTGTAGTTTGCGAAAAAGAATTAGGAAACGAACCTTTCGAGCAAGACGGAGCAAAGTTTAAAATTCACAAACATTGTGTAAACGAAGAAATAAAAGGATGGATAGATGAACTTTTATTGGGATATATTTATATCAGTGAAGGTAAAAATATGAGAGGATTTTATCACAAACCAAACGAAGAATTATGAAAACTGGATTATACGCAAACATTAACGCTAAACGGAAACGCATCGCCGCTGGTAGTGGCGAGAAGATGCGGAATGTTGGAAGCAAAGGCGCACCAACTGCGAAGGCGTTCAAGCAATCAGCTAAAACTGCAAAGAAGAAATGAAATCAAAACCCGCAACTGGCAAAGCGTCAGTTAAAATAGTAAAAAATGCAAAGACTGGAAGAACCCGTAAGGTTTCTTACGGCCAAAAAGGAGCAAATGTTGATCCGGGCAGCAAGCGGGGCGATTCATATTGCGCGAGGTCAGCTAAGATTAAGGGCGACTGGAAGAGTGACCCGAATAGTCCAAACAACTTGAGTCGGAAACGCTGGAAGTGCCGAGGAAGCAAATCAATGAAATGAAAATCAACGGCAAAGATACAGAGGGTAATGTTGACCAAGATGATGCCAGAGTAGGATGGAAGTATCCAATCAACTCCAAGCAGATTAGCAAAGCCTGTGATGACTTCTTTAAGAAGCGCGGAATCAAACAATATACGCTTACTGGTAAAGAAAAGAAATGACGTGTCCTAAATGTGAATCACCTACTGAAGTCATCAATAGCAGAAAAAAAGATGGCACAGTAGTAAGGAGGAGGCTTTGTTCTTGCGGAGAAAGGTTTTCAACTAAAGAAGTAATTACTACTTCAAGGAAAGTTACCTTTAAGAAAGTAGTTAAAGCCCTATCCATGACCAAAGCGGTTACTGGAGAGTGGACAGTAAAATTAGATGAGAATACTCCAGATTGGGCAAAGAAGATGCTAATCAACCTATGAGTATTCCACAATTCCTTTTTATCTATGCCAAAGAAGGTAAGATAAAATGCTTAACAATAGATGAAGCGCATAGGGAAAAATTAACGAGTGAAGGATGGACACACACCGCTACCATTAACGCCGCGAGATGGATTGAAGCTATGGCAAATGGCGATCAAGACCCATCAGATATGTTAGATGAAATCTCCAAACTATCGTAAACGATAAATATCCTACTATAACATGAAAAAAACACTAATATTACTAACCATGTCATTGTGCGCTTGCACTTCGATGACCAGAGAAACCTACACGGAAACTCGCCACTTCCATTACCCTAAAGGAACTACCCCGCATATAAAGGAAATGTATATGCACAAACCACCGACTGAACCAGTAATCCAACAGCCAGTAATTCACCAAGAAGTAAATACTCATCCAGAAGACTTCAATTACATTGCTGAACTGCCAGAACAACCAACAAGGACACTGGCTCAAGTAAGGGAAGAAAACGATCTTCTCTGCGCCCTACGAGCAAACAAGATTCTAAAGCAAATGCAATGAACTGGGACGAATACGCAATGAGTATAGCCGAGGTAGTGGCTAAGAAAAGTAAAGACCCGTGGCATAAAGTTGGCGCGGTAATCCTCAGAGAAGACAACTCCATAGCCTCAGTAGGGTATAACGGATTCCCTCAAGGTGTAGAAGAAGACTGGTCATCAAGAGAAGAGAGATCAAAGTTCGTAATCCATGCAGAGCAGAATGCCTTGAGATATACCAACCCCGGCGAAGGAAAGACACTGGTATCCACCCTACTACCTTGTAGAGAATGTTTAAAGACCATAGCCGCATATAAGATAAAAAAAGTTATCTACAAGGAAGTATACAAATCCGACCCAATAGCCTTAGAGATAGCAGAAAAAATGGGAGTCACAGTAGTCCAATTTAAGCAAGAGAAACTAACCTCCTACTGGGATCACAGCGGAAAACCATCTGTATTCGTAGTAAAGCGAGGGGATACAATTATCCACTGCGGAGGCTACCAAAATGGAGCAAAACTACTCGATATATGATAGAGAAATTCACAAAAGAACAAGCGAATGAAACTGACGACTGGTATGTAAACGCAGAGGAATATGATAGCCTCGCCGCCGCTGCTCACGCGCTGTTATCCACGATAAACAAAAAACTACCCATAGGATCATTCTCGCTTTTAGAAGAAGAGTATAAGAACCTACGGAAAGCACTATACCCATGAATGACCAAGTAATGGCAATGATCCTAGCATGGAGCATAGTAGTAGCCTGCTTCATCATAGAAACAACAACTAGAAAATGAAAGTATACATACTATTCCAAGGATACAGAAACAACAGCAACGGACTTCCAATCGCCGCATTCCGCACAAAGAAACAACTTCGCAAATGGGTAAAAGATAACTACCCAGACTATAAAGGAGTAGGAAGAGTTGATCCAAACGAGATGTATTGGCAAGAAGAGTTCTTCTGGCTAAAGTGTGAAGACGAAACAATCAAAGTAATATGAAAGCCTGTCACCAAGCATTCTTAAACTACTATCCGTGGTTAACAGACCAATACGAAGACTTTAATATATGGCTATTCTCCCAAGAACTAATCTGCGTAGCCTTCCGACAAGGCTGGGCGGCATCCAATAATCACAGAAATGAATTAAACGGAATCAAACGATTATCGTAACCGATAACATGAATACAAAACTACAACTTAAATACGAACTGGAAAACGCAAGGCAATCACTTGAAGTCGCGCTTGAAGAACTGAATCACTGGAAAGAATCCCTAAAACTAATAGGAGAAACACCAGAACAAGTATATGAATCGTGGCGCACCCGCCATATCAAGATGTTCAAATACATTCGCCTTATGACGGCATGGCGCAGCAAATACAATTTGCTCTGCGAAAAATATCTTCAGAGAAAATGAATACAAAAATCGGCGCACTGCCAACTCATAGATACATCTGGATAGATAGCGAATACACCCACGAAAAACCCGTAGGCCCAGTAGAAGCTATGTGGGTAGGACTAACCAGCATCCCATCCAGAGCATGGGGAATCAATGTCATCCTGCGCGAAGGCGGCGCACTCTACAGAAACATCCCACCAAACGCAGTTAGGTTCCAAGAACAAGCACTCGAAAACTGGCGTATAGAAGAAAGTCAACTCTGGGACTGCTACTCATACAACTTTACCATACTACAGAACCCAATCCTAATAGGAATGCCAGTAACAACCAAGATAGGCCCAAACATACTAAAGGGAACCTACATATTCTCCACCGCCCACCTAAACGATGGCTGGTCAGATAGCCCAGACCAAGACAAAGAATTCATCTTCATAGAACTCACCAACGGAAGACTAACCATCCAACCCACAAACAAAGTAGCCTTCATAGACAAATCATACACCCTCCCCACTACCCTCCCGAAACTCAAACTCCAAGAGACTATCTACTCCTGCGAAAACTAAAGGATGGTTATCGGAAACGATAATACATACGACATTAGCATAAGACATAGGGAGAAGCATAAGACATAAGACTTGTCAATAGACTATATTGACATACAAAAAGGCAGTTTTTATGGGGAGAGGGGTTTTCCGCATTGGGAGCTGGCGCGCATGGGTGCATGGGGTAGAGGGGTAGGGGCGTCCATCCTCCATAGAAAAAGAGATTGCTTAGCCAGCCAGCCAGCCATGCCCTGCCTTGTGCCATGCTTAGTATAGTCTCACACATTGCCAGCGTCACAGCGTTGAGTATAGTATATGATGAGCATGATCGAGCCGGATTGATTGCCAATGATGTCGGGCGTTGTTGAGACTGGAAACTCGCGGGTATCTCCTACTAGTTTTATCGGATGTTATCAGTCGCAATAAGAAGATGACATAATGCAACTGACTTGCAATAATCTTGGCGCGAGGATGGCGTTAGATTGCGTTTGATTGACGAAGCGGAATAGTGGTATGGGTGATTTTTGGGGTGAATCGCATTTTCGGTGATCGGGTGAAAGAGTGATTTCATCATGCGAGAATCGGCAGCGTGAAACGTATTTTCAAACTTGGCATAAAATAAGCTTACCAAGTTTTCATTTATTTTTGAAATGTCATTCACTTTGTTCATTCATTTCATTAAATAATGAAAATTACCTTGGCATGGCATTTGCTTGCACTCATTCTAAAAAAAATCAATAATCAGGTGTTGACATATTCACTCAATGTTGTATTCTTTCATCCGCGCTGCTTGCGAAGCCTGATGAATTCAGGGTCTGCGAGTAAATGCGCAAATGATATTTGAAACAAAAAAACTTTTCGCACCGGCTGAAGTCAGTGTGAAATCAACCCATATTGAACATGAACAAAAATCAAACTCACGCATTGAAGATGAAACTCGCGTCTCTGAACATTAAACTCATTGACGCGAAAAGAACCAACCAACCAACAGAAAAATTGCAATCGGCTTTTGATGCTCTTGCAAAGTTAATCTCAACCCAGAACTAAACCCAAATAGAAAAACCTATATAATGAAACTTGAAACAAAAATCCGCAATCTCATCAGTGAAACCAATGCAACCAGCGAAACCCGCTTTGATGTCGTCGCCTTTGAACTCTGGGGAAACTCACAGGAGGGCTTTGAAACTAACTCCTCTTGGTTCATTGCAACCAATGCCGATATTGAACAGGTTCTTGAAGCCGCCCGCGCACGTTGGGAGATATTCAAGGAAAACTATCTTCCAAAGGCCCGCGTTGGTGACATCTCAGACATTGGCTTTGATGACAATATCAACCTTGAAGTTGATTGCGTGCCATTCTTGGAAATCCGCGCAATCTGATTTTTCCCCCATAACATAAACCTAACCTCTATATATAATATGAATGTCACCAATACAACAGACTTGAAAAATGCGATTCGCTCCGGAGCTTATACTTTTCCCGGTTGCTATCCTCTTTTCTTTATCACTTCAGACGGGGCCGCGCTTTCTTTTGATAGCGTAAAGGCTAACTTTCGTTCTGTCCTTTGGTCTATTAAAAACAAGGTAAATGATGGATGGCGCGTTGTCGGCTGTGATGCGAATTGGGAGGACGGCGAGCTTACTTGTGATCATTCCGGCAAACGTATCGAATCGGCTTATTGTGGTTAGAATCGAAACGGGGGTTTCCCCGTCTTCACACCTTGGCAAGTGTGAACTGATGAGATTGCCAAACTAAAAACCTAATAGAATACACTAACAACATGAAAATGACACTAAACACCTATCAAATTGCAGACGCACTAAAAAACGATACAAACGCACGCTGGTCTTATAACGGCTCGCTTGCCCTTGCTGAGTATCTGGAGGAATATGAGGAGTCAACCGGGGAAGAAATTGAACTCGATACTTGCGCCGTTCGCTGTGACTTCTCAGAGTATTCCAGCCTTTTGGACTGGGCACATGATTATTTCTCAAATGCCCTCGAAGAGCTTGGATTTGATGAAACGGAAGAAAACGACGACGACGAAGTTGATGAGAAAATCCGCGAATATATTCAAGACCATGGGACATTAATCGAATTCGAAGGCGGTGTTATTGTCTCCTCCTTCTGATTAAACTATGCGGCAAGTCCAATCCTTGCCGCTTTTCTCTCTCATCTTATGTCTAAACTAAACTCTTCTTTCCAATACAACAAAGCAAAGAATCGGTTTTTCGGTCTTTTGCTCACACTCTCCACAATCGGCGCAATCTTAGTTTTTATCCTTCTATGAAACTACACACTAAAAACAAAAAACTAACGGGCTATGCCTTCGCTTGCGGCTATGTCGAAAGAAAAGAAAAGGACGATGACAACAGGCTAACACTCTCCAAGGAACATGGAGCATTTCATATTCGCGGCTTTCTTGACGGTGTTCATGTTTGGGAATGCCCTGATACTTTAGCAGCAGGCCGGAAAATGATGCGTTCCCTCCTTTAATCCCCTCCACACTATGCGGGCTTCGTTCCATCCGTTGTCCGCTCCTCTCTATTCGCCCCGCTTTCTCGTTTTTATTCTCTCTCCGCACCCTCTACACTCCTTTTTTCTTTCGCGCATTCCTGCGGCTTTGATCGTTTCCGATAATCCCTCCACTGATTTTCCCTCCACAACACCCAAACACAACACAACACAACACAATGAATAATACACTCCACACACCCAGCCCTTGGAAATGCGACCTCGTTTCTCTCAAAATATGGGCAAACGATGGAAATACAGAAATAGCTCGAACCTCTTCAGATGTAAGTATTTCTGAAGAAGAAGCAAACGCTCGCCTCATCGCCGCCGCTCCCGATTTGCTCTCCGCATTGGAAGCGTTCGTTGATAACGTTGAACAGATTATTGGTTTGTCTGATTTCGGCAATCCTTCCGAGTCGGATTTCCCATTAAATGAAGCCCGTGAAGCCCTCCGCAAAGCAAAGGGGGAAGCATGAAAACCATTGTCACCTTCTTCACTCCACTTCCCGCGACACTGCTTCGATGGGGGACGCATCCAGTGCCTGATTGTCCTATGCCTCCGGGCGAATATGTCAGGCTTGCCCCTCGAACATGGGCGCCTTGGCTTGGAATCGATCATTCCGTGAAGTATATATACAAGGTTCCAAAGCTGAAATAGTCACTCCACAAAAGGCGGAAATAGTCCAATCCTATTCTGCCTTTTGTCCATAGTTTTTTATGACATACTTTTCACCTACCTATTGTTGCCTTTCAAGGGGTTCAAACTCTCCCTCCACAGGGTTGGAACATTCCACGGGAACAATATCAATATCGACTGCTTTTTTTGGCCCTTCCACGTGGAGCGAGATCATTGCATTTATATTTAAACCCTTCCTATCGTGAAGATTATTCTCGTCCAGTCCCAATGCTCTCGTGGCCATTTTCTCGTATTGTGCGAGGACATCGAGCCTTCCTGCTTGGTCTTTAATGTTCCCCGACTTGTTCCTGATTTCAATTTGCTTTCTCTCCTCAGAAATTTGCTGGAGCATGAAATTGTAATGATTCTCTGTCTCCCTCCGCATCACATCTTCCATCTTTGGCGCAAGTGTGTTTGCCACTTCTTCACGCAGTTTGATTCGCTTTGCTATCCACTTTCCCTGAACCATCAAATTTTTGAGATAGTTCTTACTCATCTTCTCAAACTCAGGAGTCTTGAGAATGTCACCTAATTCAGCCCCTGCCATATATAATTGCTCTATCTTTGCGACATCCCATTTGCGCCTTCCACGGGTTCCTAGCGTTTCCGCATTATATTCTTGTTTCATTCCCTCCTTCTATTCCATACACTTTCGCTTGTCAATAGTTTTCCCTCCACAACACCGCAACATAAACTAAACCTAAACCAATAACATAACATGAGTTATACAGAAAAAACAGAGTCAACTTGCCTTCCACCAGAAGCGTATATTCGCCTCTGGCAGAAAGCTGAGAAACAAACCGAAATGCCTAAGTTTCGGTCTACTGTCTACCCTAACAAAAACATCAAAGCTATTCCATTCAAACGATGAGAACCTACACCATGCACAAACAAAAGCCCCTCTTCAGATTCAAAGATACTCATCTCTCTGGTGAGTCAGTGAAGCGGGAAATGATGGAAGCATTGGAAGCCGTTCTTGATGCTTATGGTGATGGTGACACTCTGCTAATGATGCAGTGCCGCCGCGCCTTGGATAACGCGAGGAGAACGCGATGAACATCCACGACCTTATGGCAACAGTTGAGTGGTCGCATCCCATTCAACTCAATACTAAACGAGGCGTTCGACTCCTCAAGAAAGCTCCGATTACTCAACAATTCTGGAAAGTATATGGCGAGGACAAAGAGCTATTCAAAAAGCAAATGTCGGATGCTGGTATTCAGCTTGGCAAGTTCCGCGAAGAATGGCAACTCACCCATTGGTCAGACGATCAACTCAAGTTCAAACAGATAATCGTTTCCGATAATCCTGTTGAGGCAGTGCCAGAACTTGATCTCATTCCGCTACTCCATCCCGAAGGCTTGTTTGAATACCAGCAAACGAGCGTCCAGATGGGCGTTGCCTCAATGAACAAATACAATCGGGTGCTTCTCGGTCATTCCACAGGCGTAGGAAAAACATTCTGCGCCTTAGGTATTGCCCGTGAACTTGGCAAGCGCATTGCGGTCATGGCTCCAAAAGCAATCTTAACTGATTGGCATCGTGCCGCTAAAATGATGAAAGTGGAAACATTTGAAGTCACAAATTGGGAATGGGTCAGAACTGGTAAATCTAAAATGGGACGCTGGACAGATGATAAAAAGAAAGAGTTTCGTTATTATTTACCTGATGATGTTATACTTATAATAGATGAAGTCCATCGTGGAAAGGCTGAAGGAAGCTCTCAGAACTCTTTCCTCGTTCGGGATTCAGTTGTTCAGAACATCCCTGCCATTGCTCTATCTGCTACCATTGCCGACGATCCTACAAAGTTGTGGGCAATCGGGCAGTTCTTAGGACTTCACCAAGGCGGCAAAGATTACTTCCGGTTCCTTAGTCAGAACGGATGCAGGAAGACCCGCTTCGGGATGCAATTCACAGGTGGGCATTCAGTTCTTAAAAAACTGCATAGCCGAATCTATCCAGAGAAAGGCAATCGGCTTAGGCATTCTGATCTTGGGGACGCATTTCCTGAGACGCTTATCAAAGCAAAGGCTTTCGATATGGACAACGCTCGAAAGATTGCTGGTGAGTATGATGACCTTTGTAATCGAATAGAGGAGTTGAGGATGCAGGAAAATGCCAGCGCAAACATTTTAGCCGAACAGACCCGCGCTCGTCAAAGAATCGAAATGTTGAAGGCTCCAGCAGTGGCAGCAATGGCCCGTGACTTGATCGAAGAAGGCAATAGTATCTTCATCGCAGTCAACTACACTGAAACCCGCGAGTGGCTCATGGAAGAGTTGAAGACAGATTGCGCCATATACGGAGGACAAAACGACATTGACCGACGAGGCAAGATTGATTCGTTCCAGAATGATAAGTCGAGAGTCATCATTGGAATTATACAAGCGTGCAGAGAAGGTCTAAACCTCCACGATCTAAACGGCAATCATGCGCGGGTTGCGCTAATCATGCCTTGCCCTTCGATTTTCGACACCAAGCAGGTATTGGGTCGAGTGCATAGAGCGGGAGGAAAATCTCGTTCAATCCAGTATCTCATATACGCGGCGGGTGTTCCTATCGAGGAATCTATTTGTGAGAAATTGGACACTAAACTCAAGCGGCTTGATGTCCTTGCAGATGGCGAGGTCGATCCAACTATTACATTAGCTCCAAAAGAAGAAGAAGAGAATCTGATCTGATTCTAAAAAGCAAATAGCCCACCAAGGAGAAATCCAAGGTGGGCTTTTTTGTTGTCTTGATGGTTAGCTGATGATGCGAGAAGGCTCTTCTTTCTCCTCTTCCTTATCGAATCGTTTGCGGAACTGAGCATTTTGATAATACATGAATGCCAATTCCAGATACTTGATGCACTCAAACCCTTCACCCTTGCGGGATTCTGATTTTACAACCATCATGCTTGCTGTATGCAACAGACTTGCCATTGCATGGACTCGTTCGTTTAGTGTCTCGTCGGCTGACTTGATGAAGGTAAACGCTTCAAGGATAGCTTTCGAGGTTTCGTTTTGTGGTGTTTGTTCTGACATAAATTATTGTTCCTCCCATTTTCCGATTGTTTTCAAGAGTGCAACTGATCTTGCGCGAGCCGATGCTACAATTGTGTTCCATTGGTCGCCAGTCATCTCATCCAGCGTCTCATAGTATTTTCTTCGCACATATGGATCGGTTAGTAAATTTTCCTCTGCTATGTGGACAGCATTTAAATCATCCACATAATCTGGACAACCTACTACAAACCCACTTGGCGTTTTGTAATAACCATTGAAGCAGATATTTTGCGCGAAGGCAATTGTTTCATTGATGTCTTGGTCTGTCATTGTTCTTTCAAGAATTTCAGCCATTCACCTTCGGCTGGATCGAACCATGACTTGTCTCCAAGGTCGATCAAGAGTTGGTGTTCTTGGACTTCTTCGGGCATTGAACGGAGAACTTCCGAGTTGGAGAAGTTGCCGACATTGAGAAGCAAGAAGCGATGACCGGATGGTTTGTCATCTTTACCTTGCTCGCTACGCACTCGGTTGCGAACCTCGGTTGAGGATAGTTTCTCCGTCTTCGCTGCTTCAAGAAGTTCATTCTGTTTCTTGGTGCTTTCATCTCCGAAATTAGCGTTGCCAATCTCCCGATAGACTGTGAACGGAAGGGCTGGATCGCGCTTATCTGATGGGAATGCACGGCAAGCACGGGCGTAACCGGAGACAGTAGGATAAGACTTTTTGAAGTTAGAGCAGAGTTGATTGACTACATCCTCATGCCCTGCGTTCTCCAAAGCTACCACTGAATCACCGATGATCCATTGTGCGCCGCTTTCGAGAGTCAGACCGAAGGCAAATGCCGCCACCCAATCCTTCATCTCTACCTTACCTTTAGGAACGCACTGAGTCATTCCCGCGCCGATGTCGAACTTCTGAGTAAATGATGACAATTCCAATCCGTTCTTCACACTCTCCACGAGGGAGAGGGATTCGCTTTGAACTGGTTCATCCTCAGTCAGTTCAACTTCAACTTCTTCAGCTTCCTCCACTACTGGATTAGCCAAGCGTTCTTCTGCCATTTCCTCGGCCATATCCAAATCAGCGGACATCTTCTCAAACATCTCCAGCATTTCATCTGGTGCATCATCTTCAAGGTATTCGTTCTTCACTACCTTCTGCCACGCCTTCTTGATGTGGGTTTCTGTGATGTTGATACCCGGCCATTCAGTCTTAACATACTCGGCCATTTGGGTTAGGTATTTGGAAAGAGGAACGATAATTCCTTCTTGTGTTGGGCTGAACAATTCTAATTCTGGTTTCTTTTTCATGTTGTGTTTGTGTTTAGGTTAGGTGTTCTGGGGAGAACAGAATCAATATGGAATGTCGTCGCTATCTTCTGATGGTGCATCGAGGTTTAGGTCTTCTGCTGCTTTCTCTACGCACTTAGCGAAGGGGGTTGTGAATCCTTTCTCCAAGTAATATTCGTAGAGTTTAGTGAGGGCAGGCTTGCCGATTTCTGCCAGCTTCTTGCCCTTCTGTGATCCAGATGGGACGATAACTGATGCCCAGTCAGCAGGATCAAGTTCTTCAGCTTTGGGTTCTTCCTTCTTAGGTGCTTCAACCTTTGAAGAATAGTGGATGCCCTTGCGGTTAGCTTCGATGAAGACCGATGAGACATACGAGCGAAGAGTCTCTTCGTCTGTGATCTTCCCAAGGTAAGCCATGCGGACGAGGCTATCAATGTATTGGTGCATCTCAACAATCTCATCCAAAGCCTTCTCTGGATTATCGGTTACGATAGTCTTGGGTGTTGAGGTGACACGGGCAGGCTCTTCACTCTCACCATCGTATTCAATCTTAGCCGAAGCTGTAACTCTAATGAGAAGATTTTTAATTTCTTTACCTTCTTTTTTATATGATTCTTCTTCAAAGGTTACTCCATTCATCCCTTGTTTGCCGCGAGTCGAGGACAATGTGACTGTCCTGTTTTTAGCTGATTCGGGTTGAGTGCATTTCCAAAATGCAAGTTTGTATGTTTGTCCATCCACTTCGATCTCGCCATTCTGCACCGAAGTTGGGCCGTATTGACCATCAAATTTCTTTTCTGGAAAAAGTTTGGTGATCTTGCCTGTTACTTTCTTGATGATGTCTTTCTGTTCGATTCCTTCTAATTGGTTACTCATAATTTATTTACCAGTTGTCTTCGTTTACTTCCAGTTCTTTGATTTCTTTGGTTGCTTTGTCGTAGATATAATAGAAGTCCGCTAACCCGCCGAGCGAGATTCGGATTTCCCATCGACTGATCGGATCAACAGTTTCGTCTATTCTTGCTGGTGGTTGACTTGCCATCCAGTCTAATGCTTCTTGTCTGTTCTCTTCTGGCAGCATCGCCAGTCTTTCGATAGGTGGTAGTTTCTTATTCATTTGATTTATAGGTTGTTTTGTAGTAGTGGCAGAAGGGTGCTACTGAGCAATAACGCTCGCAACGGATGTTTCCTCCTGCTCTTGTTTCGATTGAGTGTTTCGCTCCATAGGCAGGAAGGAGTTGTTGTGCTTCCTCCAATGTCTCGCACACTTTAGCTGCTCGTTTGTTGCCATCTTTTTTAATGGCAAATGTATTTGATTTAGCCCACCGTTCCTTTGGATCGCAAGCAGGGATGGTATCGTCTGGCATAGCCGCCGCCGCTTGGTGAAGTTTGATTCTCTCAGCAGCATAGCGGACTACCTCGTCGTTATCCCACAGGGGAATGTCAACGATGTGAACCGCACACTGGGGATACTCCTTGTCAAACTCAGCCTTGCTCGACTGCCAGTCCCGAAGGATAGCGACGATCTGACCTTTCTTGACTTCGTAGCCATACTCTCTCCAAAGGAGGCAATTCAAATTAATTTGTTGCTCCCACTCAGACTTGCCGCCAAGAAGGAAGGAGAATACCGATGTGACTTTGAAATCAGAAAGGATTCCTTTCTCAACTTCGTAGAGGTCAGTCTGACCAGTCAGCGTCCAGCCATTGATCTCTTTGTATAGACGCTTCTCAGTCATCTCATCTTCTCCACCCGCTAGCTCAAGAACTTTATGCACCGACTGACCAAGGAGTGCCCACACCCTATCGGATGCGTCTTCTACGATAAAGTCAGAATGCCTTTTCTTGAGTTGGTTGATCTTAGGTGGCCCGATCAAGGTAGTCACTGAGATGTCAGCCTTCCTTTGACCAGCCATATAACCATCGTGTGCCAACGCCCGATACATGGGGGCCGGAAGGTCGTGTCGATTAGTTATCGTCATTTGGTTCGTCGTAGTAGGTAGGTCGGATGCCTTGATCCATGTCGCGCATCGCACAACGATGGATGTATGCTTCGTGACGCGCTTCTTCTATTTCCGAAGAAAGATCGCAATCGTCTTCGTCTCTCATTTCTCGAAACAATTAGCGAGGAGTTCAGCCACACCTTTGAGGTGGTCGCCCTGCTTAACTACAGCTTGTGCGTTGGGCAATTTACCCAATTCAAATTTACCATCTGATGCTGCTGCCGATACCAAACGGAGATAGATTTCGCGCTGGAGTTCGGAGTTCACTACGGGTTTTTCTGTTACTTCTTTTTTTACTGTTGGTGTGTCTTTCATTAGGTTTTTATGGACGGAGGTTGTGCCGTTCACAAGGCGAATCTACACCCTCCGATTATCGTGTCAATAGATTTTTGTAATTTATTTTTTATCGGTTCCGATAACAGAAAACGCACCCCGAATTTCTCCGAGGTGCGTCCCCTAATGAATAACATGAAACAAACCCAATGCAGTTTGCAGAACCAATCTACATCAGCCTCTGCGGATGTCAAGGCTTTTTGCGAGACTTGTCAAGATTGTCGAGCGCGAGATACTTTGATTGGGTTCCAACATTCGATATTGCGGTCTTGTAAACTTCGGGATCAAACCCATTCAACTCCTCATAATTTTCTAAAACCAACTTCCGATTTGATCTTGCGTAATCCTCGTTCACTGTCCTCCACTCTTGATCTGACAATGGAGTTTCAAACTTCTTATCAAACCAACTTCTTTGTAGCGGTTCTGGGCCATTCGCATTCTTGAGAGTGATCTTGGCGAGCTTCTGGTCATCACCAGAGCTAACCGGAACGAGAGTAATTGGGATGCCAGTAACCTGCTTAATCTTTTCGGAAATCTGGACATCACCTATCGGTTGACCAAAAGCATTGATAGCTGGCTTGCCAAACATAGGCCCGATGATTGGAAGGTTATTCAGAATCGCACCCTCTTTAGTTCTGGTGTCTATCGGTTCCGATAATGCGTCAGAGATATTTTTAGTAGCACCAAATCCAACTACTGGAATCAATGGAGTAAAAGAGAATGACACTTCTTGCGCTATCGCCGCGATAGGATCATCTGGGTATCTACGGAAATCAATCAACCCTTGCATCAGTCCAGTAGCAGGGCCGCGCCTTGCAGCAGTCAAGAAAAGTGATCCAGCAATTTCTCCAAGAGTTCCAAGTAGTCCAGCATTCTCTTGAGCTTTTTTCATTTCTTCCTTGGTCATCTTCGCTCCGTCTTGGAACTTTCTGATTTGCCAATCATCAATAGCACCCAAGATTTCAATCATTGGTTTCAATGGCCCTGCTGATTTTGAATCAAGGGCATACCGCTTGCCGCCTATAAAAATCTCAAGCGAACCCGGATTGTGCTTCTTATGCCATTGATTGTATGCCTCTGGGTCTTTTGATCTGACTGGGCCGAATCCCGTGATTACAATGCTAATTGGCTTTTCCTCATCATCATCAAATGACATTGATCGTAAGAATAAAAGTGGAGCGAGGACGGCAAAACCAGTTAATTGCTCTGCCAAACGCTTCCTTCTTTGCATTACTGTTCCGTATGTAAGGGGATACCTGTCTTTGAGGATATGACGATAAAGAGTAAGCGGAACATAACCATAAGCAACATTTCCCACTTTTGCTACAATCAATGGGAATCCAAATAACATTCTTTGGAAGATACGCATTACTTCTCCCTCTACCCCTTTTACATCGGCTGCTAATCGTGATGTTCCCTCATACATTTTAAGGAATGGATATGATAAGGTTCCCTTATCCTTTATTTCAGCTTCTCCACTAAATTGTTCCTTAAATCTGTTTTTACCAATACGAGATAATGAATCGTTGATAGCTGCATCTATGATCTCGGAGGAATTTAAGTTCAACCCAGACATAACCCTTGAAATTTCAGCTTTCATCCGCTCGTTAGCGTAGATAATAGCATCATTCTTGCTAATGCCATCTGCCATCATGTTATCAATGTCCATCTGCCTTGCTTGAGCAATCATCCTCAAGGCTCCAAGCTGATCTTTCTTAGGAATCTTTGCCATGTTCATTGCTGAAATCATGTATTGATTCAAAGCATTCTGTTGGAGAAGAGAGAATGAAGCGTCATCAAGAGCCTTCAATACTCTTGATGTTATTTCTGGATAACTAAAAAGGTATTTCTTAATAGCTTGTATATACTGACCATTCTTCCACAAGTTATCAGCATCGTTACGAAGTCGTTTTAGTTTTCTATCTTGAGTCTCAAGATAGTCAACCAGCCTACCGCTTCTGGTCACATCGTTCTTGAATGAAAAGGCAAATTCTCTGCCAGCGTTTATTAGAGATGAAATATAATTCCCCCATATTTGCATGGCCAATTCTGGACTCGTTATATTTTTTAACCCAGCAACTGCCGCATCCAAACCAGCGAATATTGCAGGATCAACAACCTGCACTGTCGCTACTGGCAATCTTCCAAGTGCTTGTCCAATGTAGAAAGCGGAAAGGGAATCCCTAACCCTTGTAGGTAAAGCAACTTTATCAATGATCTTCTTGATGCCTTCAAGTGCTACTGCTCGCTCTGCCTCGGTAATAGTTTCGTCATTGATCTTAGAATCAAATTCATTCAGAGCTTTCAGTTGCTCTGCTGTGAATCCTTTCCATCCCATAGCGCGGCCAAACTCAGTAGCAACATTGCTGCCGGGGTTTAAGACTTGAGCGCGGATTGCTTCGATCAATGTTGTAAATCCTCGGTTGGATTCTGGCTTGATACCTTTCAAAAGTTTCTTTGTAATGGATGCAGCAGCCTCTTCTTGGGCCTTGGCAAATCTTTTCTGAAGCGAGATGTCCATCAACTTTGCTATCCGTTCAGCTTGTGTTGCAGATAGTCCAGCATTGCGGAGGTAGTCACGCATGACATCGTATCTCCAGTTAGGCTTCTGTTGGTCAGCCAATGGAGTGTTCTTAATCGCATTGATTACTCCTGTAAGCGCACCTTTATTGATAGCGTTGTCGATTGAATCAAGATTCCTGCTAACAGAATCCAACTCAATCTGCCTGCCAACAACATCTGTCAGCGTCAGTGCCGTAGCCTCATCAACTCCGAGTTGCTGGAGTTCAGCAGCAAATTCCTTCTTCCAATTCCGCATGATGTCTGCTGCCGCTTTCGGGTCAAACATTACATTCAGATTCAGTTTAAGGGCATTCCTTACTGCATCCCTAACTGGATTAGCTATCTTCTCGGCGGTTGGGAAGTTAGGCGTATCAGATTGAATTTTTGCCAGCTTATTGAGTTCGCTCAACGCTTGGTTTGCTTTTACCTTTTCTTTTGTCTTAACAGTTTTATTCTTAATTTGCTCCCCTTGAACCAATGAATCTAATTCATTGCTCAGATATTCCTTGAATGCCGCATAATCAGCGGGGTTCTGCCCTTCAAATGTAACACCAGCAATCTTGTTGATGATAGCCGATACGATTCTGTCTTGCCTACTTGTTCCAATCGTAGGGTCTTCATTCATCAAGGTAGCAAGTTTTTTAATACTCGTCTTGGCTTCTTTGAGTTCATTGAAGATAAGTCTGCGAAGCATCGCATCACCTACTGGCATATCCAACTGCCGCGACATTGCCATATCCCAAGCCTTCTCAATCTCATCGTATTTGAGATTGATAGCATCTTGCGCTTCTTGATCCTCAGTTTCCTTGAGTTCACTTTCGCGCTTGCTATTGATCTCTTCCCTAATCTTCTTGTCAGCAAGTTCAGTTTTATCTTTAGAAAGTGGCTTCTCACCAAGGATGCTGGCTACCTGTTCGTAGATAGACATCTTGGTATTAGGCGGCGTTCCTTGTAGCTTCATCGAAACCAATGTGCTTTTGACTATGTTGCCAAGCTCTCGGTTCTGTGCGTTATCAAGTTCTCCAAGTGGGCCGGGTTTGTTTTCTTGAGATGAAAGCGTCTTCCAGAATCCAGTCTCCAATCCATTAGCCGCACCTTCTACAAGTTTGTCTCTGTAGTTCGTGATGCCACCCTTGATTGTTTTCTCTACCGCCGCTTTGATTTTATTCTTGGTCTTCTTGTAAACAAAGGTTCCACCAAGTTTTAACATCGCAGTGATAGCGGCAACCATTGGGTCTTTCACCTCTGGCTTAGATGCTTTATCAATTTGAGTATTGATATTCTCTACGAGTTCAGTCCCTACCTTCTTTCCAACTTGAGTGAGTTCATCAAGGATTGCTTCTTCCTCGTTTACCTTTGTTTCGTTTACAGCAGTAAAAATCTTCTTGATTTTGGCAATCTGATCTTCAGTTGGTGTAGTTGTGTTGAAGAATCTTTGTGCTGCCAATTGAATGAATCCTGCCTGCTCCGCTTCGTTGGCTTGGACGATATAACTCTTCAACCCCTCAAGCGCACCAAGGGTTCTTCCAACATCCCCTCTGGATTTTACGCTTGTCCCAACTACATTAAGTTCATTGTTAAAAAGATAATTCAACATGGAATTATCACCCTGTCCCGCTAACTTGATAGCATACTTGAACAACTCGTTGTTGAGTTTAGTTGCTCCAACTGTTTGCTTGATAGCCTCAAATGCTTGGCGTTCCCCCTCAGTCGCATCTTCTGCAACACCCACTTCTTGCATTGTTTCGCGGGTAAGTTGGTTGATAGCTTCAGCGTTGCCCGTGGAGTCTGGATTGGTTACTTCCAACCGCTCAATCAATCCCCATGCCTTCTTGGTAGCGGACTCGGATGGTGTAGAGTCACCATCAAATACTCTTTGCTTAATGATTTTTATCGTTTCCGATAATATACCTTTTGGAGTATCCTTCTCTTGCGTGATGGCAAGTTTTACAATCGTTCCTCTGTCTGTGTAGCGATCTAACTTACCAGTCTTCCCAACAGTCAATGCACCAGCTTCACCCTTCTTCGGAAGATACCCCATCAGTTCATTGAACTTTGCTGGCGCACCACTCACTGCTTGCCATACTTCCCCAAGAAATTCTCTCACAGCATCGCCAAATTGCTGGATCATCTGTTTAGCCCAAGCACCAAACTCCATGCCAGCCTCGTAGATGTTTTGTCCTGCTTGGATGAAGTCTTCTTTTGATGGGATTAGAACGCCACCTTTTTCTCCGAGTTTTGGTTTGGTTATCGTTTCCGATACTGCGGGGGTGGGCTTGGTTGGATCAGTAACTTTATATCCTTGTTTGCGGAGTATTTTTCTAATGTCTTTAGCGCGTTTAACCATGCTTGGAGAAGTAAATCCAACTTGTTCCGCACTTCTCAAAATGACATACGCCGCTGCATTCTCCACTATTTGCGCTCCACCAGAGCCATAAATATCAACAAAATCTTGAGCGGTTTTTTCCCATCCCAACATACGACTTACTGTTTCAGTGTATTTAAGGCCAAGTGACTCAGTTGTTATTTCGGAAACCTCTGGCGCGGGAGCTGGTGCAGCTTGCTCGGTGACTGGTGCGGGAGTGATTGGCTCAACTGTCGCGGCCTCTGCAATGGTTGGTGATGGCGTTGATTCTGAAAAAGCTGGGCCTGTTCTTACTCTTCCATTTTCAAATGTGTAAAATGTTCCTTTGTTTGATTGCTGTATTGGAGTTCCGTTTATATCGGTTCCAACTACAGGATCATTTTTAGGGTCTGTTGTTTCAATTAACCGATCTCTGAATTTTGTTACAAGATTTTGGTAGCGAGACTGATCTTGTTTCGTGAACTTAACTCCACGAACTTTGTTCTCCGCTTGCCCTTTTCTTTCTATCAAGTCGTTAAGTTCAGCGAATTCTTTTTCATCGCTGACAGACATTGGTTCTTCTTCGATAGCTGGTGCTGGTGCAACCTCTACTGGCGGCGTGACTACTTGTTCTACTGGTGCGGCGGGTTGTTTTATTATCCCGCCCCTCATGTCAAGAATCGTCCCCTCGTTTTGCCCCGGCTTCCAAATTGTTCTTTCTCCATTTATGTCCTCAAGCCATGTCTTGTCTCCGACTTTTGATACGCGAACCTGTTGCGTTTGCCCAGTAACATCGGGATCGGTTACTATTATGGTTCCATCTGGAAGTGATAAAATTTGATTCTTGAATAGAGCCTTATCGTCCAGCTCTTGTTGCGAGCCAGTAATTCCTTTTAGCGGAGTTCTAATCACCCCATCTTGTATTAGCTCTGGTGCGGCCTGAGGAGGTTGAACTGTCAACTGTTGGTTGACAGTTGGCTCGGCGGGCGTGGTAATCGCTTTCGCTAATTCAATCTGCTGCTTCTCTGCTTCTGCTACTGGATCAGCAGATTCAACGATACTATCTACTTGGCCTTGTGCTGCCGCGAGGATGGCTTCTTTCTCTTTTAGTTCCAGCTTCAGCTTCTGTGCTATTGGATCAGTTGATTCGATAGCTTGTAGGACTTGCTTGGTATCCGCGATTTCTTGTTCTAACTTTTGCTTGTTAGCCAGCACTGCCTTACCCTGTGGATTATCGTTTCCGATAAAAAGATTTTCAGCTTCTTTGTTTGCACTCTCGGTAATCTTAGCTTCTGCGATTTGCTCTGGAGTAAATGGTGCAGCGATAGTGGTAGCTGCTGCGCCTGCCGCGCCACCAATCAATGCTTCACCGATAGCTTGTTTAGGATTAACCTGTATTCCTTTTTCAGTTTCTATAGTCTCACCAACTTGTTGAGTAAAAGATTGCAATCCCTCTGGAATGCCTTCACCAATGAAAGATGCCGCAAGTCGTTTAGCAAATGAACCAACTGCCTTCTCACCACCCGGAAGATACTTTGCGCCAAACGCATTTAGCAAACCAGAACCAGCGGCAGTAGCCACTGCATAAGCCATATCCTTATCGGTAGGTTCTGCATAACCATTGTTCTTTGCTCGTTCCAAGGCAACTGGCCCAACGATCTGTGCTGCTTCAAACAATGCTGGGCCTGCGAATGAACCTACCGCTGCGCCTGCAACGCCAGTAGCGGGACTTATCAATGCACCAAGTCCACCGCCAGCAACTGCACCAGCAATACGAGTCCCAATACTGCCAATAATCTGACCAGTCTGTTCAGCGATAGCTCTCGGTGCATACTGAGGAGCAAACCCTGCAATTTGAAACTCGCCTTCTTGTGGCTCCATGAACCTTTGACCAGCAGAAACATAGCCTTCTGGCTCTTGAATTGCACCTTTCAATGCCGTAGCTACTGCGGGGAATCCAGCAACTTGTGCCGTCTCTCCCATAGACTCAAACGGTTGACCAAACGATTGCTTGAGTGCCGCTGGAAGTTGAGAGATTTCTTGACCAATAGAAGTGCCTACTGGTTCTTTTGTTTCTTCATCAAGAAACGTGATCTTTCTTCCCGTTGGTTCTTCATCTAAAAATGTAATAGCCATTAGTCGATCCTTGCTTTACGACCATTTATAGTAATCATCGTTCCTTTTGGCAAGCCAGAAGCCTCTGCTTCTTCTACAGAATTAAATGAAGTATTTACCGTTGCTATTTGTGACACTGGTTTAGCTGCTCCTCTTGTTGGGCCAGTTGGCGCGATACGAACAAATGAAGAGTTGCTATTTCCCGCTCTCAATTGCTGCAACCTACTTGGAGAGTCTTTGATTTGTTTATATGCAGCAAGTTGTCCTCCACTAAGTTCTATGAGTGGAGTTTTCTTGTCATTAGGATCAAGATTTTTTTGATAAAGAATAACTTTACTTGGTATTGTTGTTTTTCCAGATGGTGTTCCTATGGTTGGAATTACTTCTGATGGTGTTTCTGTGTATGTTGTATTAAACACACCACCATTTTCTTTCAAAAACTTTCCAAGTTTACCTTCTGCCAATTCAGTCGCAGCCGAAGTAAATATGGTTTGATATTTATCAATATCTTCTTTGTTTGTTCCAAAAGTAACTGAGTCGGATTTTGCGCCAGCAGTCATTGACTTTGCTTCAGTTACAGGTTCAAGAATTATTCCAGTAATATTATTTCCAATTACCTTGCTTTGCTCTGGTTTAAGCGGATAAAAATTCTTTCCTAATTGTGGTTTGTTTTTTTCAAAGTTTTTATCTGAATCAAAAACAATAGACAAATCTTGCATCACTGCCATCTTGCCATCTTCTGGAAGTGAATTGTATTGATTTGAAAATTGTTTAAATGAAGCAACTTGTTCTGGAGGTGCTGGATTCTTGATAGAATTTAAAAGAGCTTTTTTGTATTGCGGCGATTGAATAGATGCAGCCATGCTTTCAACTGCTTTTACTTGCGGCCCCTTATATGTCATTTCAGTAGTGCCACCCTCTTCTTGCATTGTAGTTTCTTGTGTAAGTGGAGCCTCTACAATTGTCGTTGAACCCAATTGATTTGCAGGCATTACGGTTTGTCCTTGTGCCATGGGTTGCGATACTGCTGTTGTATCAGAAATTAAATTCTGATCTGGATACGTCATGTCTGGAGGTGCTTGCCCCAACAATGTCATTCTCGCTCTTTCTTCTGGAGTGTAAACCTGTCTATTATCCAAACCTTGACTGGCTTTTTCAGTGGTGCGTGTATTGTAAGCATCAATCTGACTCTTCCTCAAGAAGTCATCCGCTGCAATTTGATTCATCTTTATTCCAGCTTCCAATGCTGGCATCATAAACGGATTTTGAGCAATTGATGGATCAGTCAAGAATGGCATCAACTTCGCATACGCCTCACCAGATTGTCCTTGTCCAGCAAGCTGCATTGACTCCTGCATACTCTGCTGAAACATAGGTAGCATCTCCTGCGCTTGCTTCTGCTGCTCGCGTTGAGCCAATGCCTGCCCTACATTCTGACCAAGTTTAGCCAAAGAATCTCCAACCCATGCGGTAGAGTTCGATGCGCGATTGGTTCCCTGCATTATGAGTTCTGCGATAGACATATTAAGAAATTATAGTGCTTCCATAGTTCCCGTATGGATTATACGCTGCTCCGGTTTGTTTTGCTTGTTGAGGACTACCATATCCACCCATCGCGGCATAATTAGCCAATCCACCGCCCAATCCTTGTTTAGCCGCTGATGCGTAGCTCATTCCACTCAACGCGCCAGAGGTAGCCTGTCCAATGTCAGAGACACCTTGACCGACTGCTTGCTGTGCTGCGTAACTTGCGGCAGCATTCTCTTTATTCGCTCCGTAGATTTGCGTAGCCAATCCAGACTGAGCATTGTAGATGTTAGAGAACATATCAGATGTCATCTTAGCTTTCTGCAATCCGACTTCTGCTCCCGCTGTTTGATAACCAAGTTGTAGTCTTCCTACATCAAGTGGTTCTGCTGTGAATGCTCGCGCCAATTGCTGCCAGTTCTGTGCTGTGCCTTGGATAGATGGGATTGCTGCCAATCCTTGTCTTTGGATGCCAAGAGAAGTTTCTAAAATTTGTCTTGGGACTAATCCTTCCGCTGCTTGAAACCCACCTGTTCGGCCTGCTGTTGCTGCATTAAATCCTGCGCCGCCAAACTCAGCAATGCTTCTCATAACTTGATCCTTAACATCCTGTGGGATTTCTCCGCGAAGATAGTTGGAAATAACATCCATTGCTTGTCCGATTTGCCCTTGAGCTTGCTGCCGTTGCTGTGCTGCTCCGGGCAAAAACTTTTCTTGTTGTTGACGATAGTAATCTGAAATCTGACCAGCATCACCGATCATTGCCCCAAGGTTATACTCTGGAGCTTTGACTTCACTAATCATTCCTTGGACTTGTTGCTGTCCTTGTTCAAATCCCTTTACAGCTTTTCTCTGTTGCTTTTTGAATTGCTTTGCCGCTGCACCTTGAGCTTTCTTTGCCCTATCTGCTGCTGACATGGAGATAGCTGCTGAACCTGCTGCTGCACCTACAGCAACTACACCAGCCGCAATAGCGAATCCGCTGGTATGAAACATCTGCGAATGTTTATCGTTGCCTAAATGGTCTGGTAAAAGAAATCTCATTTGATTAAGTCGGTTCGGTTGTGCCGCCACTTCTGCACCCTTGGGTCTTCCTTGGCGATGTGGGGATTAAAGTCTCTTGAAGTGATGCTGTCAATAATTTCGTCTGGATCAGTTAAGTCTGTGACGTGACAAGTAGTCCAGATTGTATCCTTGTGAGTAGCCAGCAAACGCCTTGTTCCTGCTTCCGTGATGCCGCTGTAGCCTGTTTTGTAGCGGTGGGCAGGGATACCATGATACCAGACAGTCACATCACCTTTCATAATAAAAAAAGGATGCGTTGTCAGATGAAGCAAAGTTGTGAGAATCGTATCCTTCGGCATATAGATTTCCCGAATATACATTCCCGGCGTGAACCTATGAATCAACGGACATTCCCTTGGAGGTAGTTTTAGAATCTCCAAGTCCATCAAGTTTAGCTCGTAGTTTGGATCACCATACCCAATTACGCTCTTTGCGTCGATCTTGTCTGGAATCGTTAAAGTCATCGGTAAAGAAAGTAATCGTTGGGTGATGGTGAAAGTAAATCAGAACCGATTAGGTTCTCTGCTCGACTATAGTTAGCAAAGCGGATTGGAGCGGCAGTTGGGATTTCTAAACCTTCCATCTCTTTCTCTTGCTCCTGCACAGCCAATGCCAAGTTACTCAAGAACTCTTGCGCTTTACGATTCTCACGCGAGTTCAATGCAAGAACCGCATAGATCATCGCATCTGGAATGAACTCAACCAACTCTTTTGGGTCGGTCAAATCAAAGTATTTCTTCGATGCGTAAAGAGTAATACACTCGCACGTTCTTGGTGCTTTGAATCGACGGAAGGTTGGGTTAGCATCGTTCGGTTGATAGATTGCTATCAGCGTCTTTGCTTCCAATGCCGTGTCGTAGGCATACACGCGAATCCTGCCTTTAGTTACTGGCTTGGTTACTGACCGAATCCCTTTTACAAGAAGATCGGACTTCGCCAGCGTTGGAGGATTGGCAGTAGTCACCTTAACCTTGTGGTAGGTGTCATACTGGTCTTGTGCTTCAAACATCAACTCTACGCCGATGTCTTCAGCTTCCTCGGCCATTACCCCGATTTGGTATGGATGCGTTGTGTAGTCGCGGAATAGAACATGAAGCCCTCCTACTTCTACAATTCCTCTATGGCATGAGTTCCCTGCTTGCAGAGCAAAGGCGTTCGTCGCATTGAACCATTCCTCATTCAAACTAACGGAATCGTTTCCTATCCATGCCAACTTTATTTGTTCATACCTACTTGGAAGAGTAAAACACCCATCAGCACAACAAATTTGAACATACTCCTCTTGGCTCGTCCAAGCCTTTTTATTCCACAACAATCTACGCGCTTGATTAACAGCCTTAACTCCACGTTCATACGAACAAGTCCCACTGTCACCCACGAATCCCTTAATCAACTCAACCATTTCTTCTAATGTGTCAGCCATACTTAGATTAAGTTTAATTGTTCCTCAAGTAAATTATCTGATTTCAACAAATTATCCTTTGCCCAAAGTGGGCGAAAATTTGTATAATAATTTAATTTGATAAGTTCTTTTTTAGTTTTTGCTGTAGCCAATGGAATTATGTGATCGAGATGCCAACTTGATCTATTCTCCCACGACATACCATCTTGGAATCTGGCTTCAATATATGATTTAAAAAAGCTAAAAGAACATCCTAATATTTTTTCTGTTTTGGTATCTTTTTTTATTCCTTTATTTTTGAATACTTGACCCATCACAGCGTGTAAATGCCTTTTTAATTTTTTAACTGGATCATTTATTCCCTTGTAATATTGACGCAAATACTCGTTTCTTTTTTCTCTATATTCTGGATTTAATAGTTTATTCCTGCAATACTGATTATGTTTTTCTTTATATCCAATTCTCTTTCTCCTTTGGATTTCATATTCAGATTGCTTTTTTAGATATTCTGGATTTTGCCTTAATCGCGCTTGTCTTTCTCTTGCCAGCTTTCGCATTAGTTCATTATTTTTTTCAAATGCAGCAGGAGAACTCCAATGCTCATACACAGCTATTGAACCATCAGCTTTTTTCTTTTTTGAATATCCAGAGAAACGATAGCCATCCTCTCTGGTATCGCCGCGTTTCCGCTTGCGATCCAGAGTGGACGTGCAATAGCTATCGTCTACGGATACCATTTTTATCGGTAACGATAATTATTTTCCGCCAACGGGCTTGCCAGATTTTGGAAGCGGTGCGCTGGAGTATGGATTCTTGCCAGTGTTAGGCGGGTTCATATTGCCCATACCTTCACGGATCATTCCGCGAGTTGGTGAGCCGCCTGATACTAGACGTGGGTCTGTTCCTTTTAGTGGTGTCATATGTTTAGTTTTTCTATGGCTTGTTTATTACGAAGTGTGAACCGCCATCCAATCCACACTTGTTATTTGAGAAAGGTTGTTTTCTACACGGATAGAGAATCCTGTAGTTGTCTTGCTGCCATCAACCAAAGCAAACAATGGTGTAGCAGAAGTTCCAATTGTTGCATTACAATTAGGTGTAATAGAAATTCCGTAGGTCGCGGAAGGCAATGCAGCAAACGATACAGTCTGAATAGAGTCACCAACAGGAACGCTGCCGATATTACCATAACGCGCTTTAATGACAGGAATAGCATTAACCTGCGTAGTAAGATTGGCAATGTTTGTTGTGTTCGCCGAAATCTGACTCTGCTGGTCAGCAAGGTCTTCGTTGATTTGAGCAACTTGCGCTGGAGTTACATCGCCAAGCCCCGGCACATTGATCGTTCCGTTAGTAAGAACTTCATCAATAAATTGCTGAAATACACTTTGCCAGTTACCAGTTGGACAAAAGTCATCTGGAACATTTGGAAATGTAAGTGCTGGAGACGAAGATTGATTGTCCATTAGATTAATTTACGATATTGTATTCCCAATA